ACCATTGATTAACTCTTAATCAATCTTAATCAGAATTAATCAGTTTTTCTTTTAGCGTCACCCTGCGCCCGGTTGCGTCTGTGCTTTTCGCGGGCATCATGCACGGCTTTAAGGAGTCAGCCATGCTTAAAACCGATATCGCGTTCCGGGAATATTATAATCCGCTGCCGGGCCTCACGATTGGAACGATCGTCGAATGGGAGGCGATGGCGGACCGCGGCGACTTTGCAGAACTCACCTGGTTTTGGCGTCACGCGGCGCGGGTGGATGTTACGGTCGGCTCGGCGATCTTCAACCGGCTTTCGACGCTGAACGGGCTTCAGTATCAGATCAAGCTCCGCGAGGACAAGGCTCAGGATCCGCTTGCCGCCGAGCAGGCCCAGGTGCTTCGGTCGGTCTATGAGGCTTGTTCCAATTTTAAATCTGCCGTTAAGGATTTGGCGATGGGACTGTTTTACGGATTCGCGGTTTGCGAGAAAAACGCGACGCCTGGGCTTCAGGATGTTTGGACACTCGATTATATCGAGCCCTGGTTTTGGACTCGGGATCCCGTAACCCGCGAACTGATGTTCAACGAGCGGGCCCTCTCCCACTGCGGGATGCCCGAGAAAGTCCCGCGCGAGCGGCTTGTGATTTTCAAGAGTGAGCCCCCGCTGTTTCTTTCGATCGGTCGGCAAGTGTACTGGAAACTTCTCTGCGGCGCGGATTGGGACGCGGCTCTCGCCGTGTCGGCCAATCCCAGTATTTTCTTCACGGCTCGCGACGGAGCTACCGCCGAGGAGAAAACCGACCTTCAGGCGATCGCGAACGGGATCGCTTCGAACGGGCGCGGCGTGCTTCCGCATGGCACGGTGGTTTCCACGGTTGATCCGACAGGCCAGCGCGGGCGGATGCCGTTCAAGGAGCGGACTGATTATTGTGACCAGCAAATTGTGATGGCCGCCACCGGTGGGCTGCTCACGATGTTGTCCCAGTCCGGATCCGGCACGCTCGCGGGCGGCGCTCATGCCGATACGCTCCTTCGTTTGGCGGCGGGCGATGCGGCGCTGCTTTCCGAGTGCCTTCAGCGCGACGTGGACAAGGTCGCGCTGGATCGGTTTTTTCCTGGCCAGCCGCACTACGCCTATTTCGAGTTCGAGATACCCAAGCCTACCGATGTCGGGGCGCTTCTTGAGCAGGTCGCGAATCTGAGCTGGGCCGGCTTCGCTCCGGATCAGGCTTGGCTCGAAGAACAGACCGGCATGAAGTTGAATCCTCTCAATCCGCCCGCTTAACCCGAGGTGACGCGCATGAATGCTTCCCTGTTTGAAATTGATCCGTCCGGCTGGGTTCACATTTGCCCGAAGGGCGAGTTCCCGGTAAATCATCCCTGCATGGGGCCTGGCGGGGTTTCGACCGTTCGGCGCCTGGTGCAGGTCCTGGACGATCAGGCTTTGGATTCCCTCGTCAACGAGTTCGCTGCGGCCGCCAGCGCCGCCGGCGACTCGTTTCCTGGGCTGTTGATTGACTTCGATCATTTCAGCGAGGACACGGATAAGCCGTCGACTGCGGCTGGGTGGCTTCAGCAGCTCCGGCGCGAGGGTGACGACGTGCTCGGGTTGATCCGGTGGACCGACAAAGGGCTTGCTGCTATTCAGGGCGGTGAGTTCCGGTTCCTCTCCCCGACCTGGCTTCCGGCTGATTGTGAGAGCCTTGGTCCGGATCGGATCCGGCCGCTGCGGCTGTCTGGTGGCGGACTGACGAACAAGCCGAACATTTCGGCCATGAAGCCGATCTGCAATCGCGGGCCGATGTCGGATTCTCAGCGCAAAGCGATGTTCGCGAAGCGGGCTGCGGGACCTGGAGGCGGGCCCGTTGGTGGTCCTGGCGGTGATACCGCGAGGCCGGATGTCGCGGTCGCTGATCTTCCGTTCCGCGAGCCTGCCGTACCTGGCCGGATCACCAAGCCCAGCGAGAATCAGCCTCGGCGCGCCGGTCAGGCCGCGCCGATTCAGCCGGTTTCGGCGTCGGACCTGGTTCCTCCGTCTGAGAACTTTATTCGGCGCCTGCAGGACGGTATCTCCCGGGCCCTTTCGCCGATCGGGCCGATTCAGCCGGTGGGTCCGGCCGGGGCGCCCGCCGGTCAGCGGGCGGTCTTGCCGATCGGTCCGGCGGTTCCTGTGGGGCCTGCCGGGGCCCCGGCTGGCCAGCGGGCTGTGCTCCCTATCGGGGCCGCGGTGCCCGTGGGGCCCGCGGGGTGGAGTGAGAAGCGGTTCACGTCGCCCTCGATCAAGAAGCTGATCGGGAACCGGATTTTCCAGCGGCTGCTCAATCGGGCCATGTCCGAGGAGCAGCGCCGCGCCATGTTTGCCCGTCTTGGCTCCGGCGGCGGCGCTCCCTCGGGGGCGCCGCTCGCTTCAGGCGCCGCTGGCGGTCCTTCTGGGCCGCCCAGCGCGCCCCCGGCGGCTTCGCCTGAGGCCGTGGCGGCTTCCGGCCCTATCACGGTGGCTCCGGCCGCTCCGGCGGCTCCTGAGGCCGCGCAGGGGCCTTTCCAGGCGGCTCCGCGCCCTCTCACGTTCGACGCTGAGACCCGGACGAAGGCGAAGCAGGCGGAAATTGACGGGATTCGGGGTGCCATGCCGGCCGCTCCGGTCTTGGACACGCCCGTAATCCAGAATCTCAAGGCGCTGGAGGCGAAGCTGGTCGGGGAGCGTATGCCCCCCATGCAGCGTCAAAAGGCTCTGGATGCTGCTCGCCAGGCGAATGACGTTGCCAAGCGCCAGATGGCCGATATGTACAAATCGGCTCTCAAGGCGACCGGAGGGAACAGGCTCAAGGCGGAAATGCTGGTCCAGGACCAGATCTTTGACGCGAAGAAGAAGTTTTCCGAGGAAACGGGGCTCTGGCAGCGCCAGAACGCTCGGGACCTGAAGAAGATCGCCGGCTTGGAGGGCGATATCCTTGAGATTGCGGCGAAGTCGAACGAGGAAACCGCTAAGGGAGACGCCAAAGCCAAGACCGCCGAGGAAAAAACGGCGGAAGCGAAGCGGAAAGCGGACATCAAGGCTCAGCTCGAAGTCGATAAGCAGGCCGCCCGCGATCGCGCGGCGGCTGAAAAGACCCGGATCGCCGCCGAGAAGGCGACGGCCACGCGTAAGGCGTCCGAGAGTTCGGCTGGCCAGGCGAAGGCTTACGCGGACGAACTGAAGATCCGGGATCGGTTCTGGACCGCGATTCAAAACGGTGATCTGGATGCGGCTCGGGCGATTTATCCGACGATGGATCCCGAGGTCGTGGCCGCCGCGATCGAGGCGCTTCCTAAGGATCCGAAAAAGCTGGCGTCTGCCGTGAAGTCTCTTAAAACCATGAGCCCGAAATAAGGGGGCGCTATGCCTTTTCGATCTGATGCACAGCGCAAGGCCGTGATGGCGAAGCTGCGCGGCGGATCCGGCGCCTCTGGCGGCCGGTTCCGCGGCGCTGGGGCTTCCGGCTCCTGGACCGAGAAGTCTTCCCTTGAGCGGCTCGGGGACAAGATTGTCGGCACTCGGGCTGACGGTTCGCGGTTGTCACCTGGCGAAGTGTTCGACCAGTTTCTGTCCGGTCCCTCTCGGCTTGTGGGGCGAAACACCCGGTCCGGGGATTCGCCTGGCCGGTTGCTTCTCCAGGGGGCCATGAATGGGCTTGAGGATGCGCTGCTGGCGGCGCCTTTGTTGTTGACCGGCGGCGCGGCCGCTCCCGCGGCTGCCGCCGCCAAGGAATCAGCTCGCAAGGTCCTGGCCGCCGCGCTGGCGAAGGCCGTCGCAGGTTTCGGCGGGGCTGCTGTGGTGGATTCGGTTCGGGATGCGAATGACTTTTCCGAGCGGAACGATCATGACCTGGCGTTACTCCAGCGGGCTCTTGAGGTGCTTGGGTCGTATGGTGTTCTGAGGGCTGGGCAATCGCTCGCAGGAGACGCTGTTACCGCGATCAAAAAAGCGCTTCGAATGGCGAAGTACAAAAAGATTGCGTTGGAAGGGGCTGAACTGCAAGCCGCTTCGTCTTCTGCTTCGCGGGACATGATTCAAGCCGAGTTGGATTCGATTGAAAGATGGGAGCCGCTAAAGAAATTGCTCGGCTCTGTGAAATCCGGCGCTAAGACTTATTTGGGACCGGCCTACGATGAATACACCCAGCTCGCGGGCTACACGGGCGCGGATATTTCCGCGGGCCTCGCGACGTCGGCCGGGCGCCTTTCGGCGTCCCTGGCCGCCGGCGTCCATAAGACCGAGCAGGCCGAGGTCGCCCGCCACGAGCAGGACGCCTATGAGGCGTTCTCGCGGGGTGAGTCGTATGTGATTCCCGGGACTGAGGACGTGTTTGATTCGCCTGGGAAGTTGCTCGGCATGGGAGCGGTCGGCACGCTCGGCAATCCGATCGAGAAGTTGACCCGGTATTACAATGACGGCTCCTGGACAATGCCGCTGGCCGCGCGCGGGGCGGTCCGGGCCATGGAGCGGGTTGTTGCTGAGAAACTGGCTGCCGGTGAGATGTCGCCCGCTGATGCGACCGAGGCCCAGGCGGAGGTTTCAGACCGGCTCCCTCGGAACATGGCGGGCCGGTCGATCGACTTGATTACGGCGGCCGGTGCGTCGTTCACGCGGTGGAAGGCCAGCGAGGCCCGCGAGCGGATCCAGATGGACGATTACACGGCGCGGGTCGGGTCGGTCCTGGACGGTGACACTCTGACGGTTCCGGATGGCAAGGGGGGCGAGAAGTCGGTTCGGTTTTCAGATTCGAATGCTCCTGAGATCGCGCACCCTGAACACGGCAAGGCCGCGGCTGAGTTCTGGGGCGCGGAGTCGAAGGCGGCGCTTGCGAAACTGGTTCCAGCCGGGACGCCGATCAAGGTTCTGCGGGATCCAGAGCAGCTCACCGAGAAGTATGGGCGGGACCTCGGCAACGTCGAGATCCCCGCGAACTTTATCCAGCGGGCGATCTGGTCGGTTTCTCCAGCTCTGGATCCGTTCAAGGGGCGTGACGTTGGACAGGTGATGATCGAGCAGGGCGCCACCCAGCCGGGCCAGTACCGGATGCTCGCCGAGAATGATCCGTTCCGCAAGTTCGACTATGACCAGGCTGCGGGGCGGGCCCAGGCGTCCGGCGTCGGGATGTTCGGACCGGAACGGGAGACAACCGATTTGACCAAGGTGAAGCCGTTCAAAGTTCCCGAGTACGCGAAAAAGGAAAAGACCGCACTTGAGCGGATCTCCACGGCGGCCGGTTCCTCGCTCATGTACACGGGTCGGACCGGGCTTTTGCCTGGAGGCGCGGCCGTCACCTGGAACGCCGCGCTGGCCGCGCTCGGCGCCGCGCAGCACGCCGAGGGCGGCGTTCGGTATTCTGATTCGATCGAGTTCAAGATGCCTCGCGCCGTGAAGAAAAGCGGAACGGGCTCCGGTTCTGTGGCTGATACTCGCGAAGCCGGCGAGCCGCCTGCGGCGCTCGCGGGCTTCGGAGCGAGTCTGAAAGCGCTTCGGCGGTAACGTCACCTGCGGGCGCTTTGACTTTCTTTTTTGCCGTGTTACAAGCCCGCTCATCGAACGGGACTAGCCCACAAGCCAGCAAAAAGGGACAGACAATGGCCGATGAAACCGTAAAGCCTCCGACTGAGACCGCCGCGCCTCCCGCGCCTGGCGCCGCTTCTTCCGCCAGCGAGATTCCCGCCCCCGCCGAACTTCGCAAGATCCTGGGTCTCCCCGAGACGGCCACCGACCAGGACGTCATCAACGCCCTGGCTGGCGTCGTCGCCAATTTGCAGGCGAAGCTCGAAACCGTGCTCGATGAAACGGTCAAGGCCGAGGAGGCCGTTGTCAACCGCGAGCTGGACCGGTTCAAGGACCGGATTCCCGAAGCCGATCTTCCGTTCTGGACCGAGGCGCTCGTGCGCAACCGCGCCGCCGCCGTCGGGATCCTGGAAAACATGTTCAAGCCGGCTCCTGCTTCCGGCGCGGACCGCGCTCCCGGGTCGGGTCTGGTTCCCCCGGCGCCGGGAGCAACTCCCCTTCTCAACCGGGCGATGGCCGTTCCGCCCGCGGTGATGGTCGGGGCCAGCGATCCGAAGATCGCGAAGATCCGCAACCGGGCGAACGAACTCGCCGCGAAGGGTGCTCCCTGGCGCGAAGCGTTCGAGAGCGCCGAACGCGAACTGGCGTAAATCTCAAGTCTCAAAGAAAGGGTCATCATGTCCACGAAAAGTAATGTCGGATGCGTGAGCGGGCCGGCGGTCCGCGCAACCGCCGCGAACTCGAATGTCGCGGCCAATCTCCTGGTGAAGGTTTCCGGCGTGGACGGGCCCCTGACGGCCGTGAGTCTTCCGGGTGCCTTGACGGACAACGTCGAGGGCGTCTGCGACGACGTTCTCTCCACCACCCGCTGCTCGGTGATTCCGATGAATCCCGATCGCGAAGTCCGCGTTACGATGTACGGCACGGGCTCCGCCGGCGACGAGCTGGTCCTCACGGCGTCCGCCTACGGGCGCCTCGCCTCGCGGGCGACCGCGAACGCGACCTATCACGTCAAGGCCGTGGCCCTTGAAAACTTCGTGTCGGGCCAGGTGGCCCGCGTCCGTCCCTGCCAGTTCACCCGGATCGTGGCGTAATCTCGTTTCGGAAAGGATCAGGTCATGTCGTTTCTCTCCCAGGCAAGTTCGAATCCCCTGCTCAAGGAATACGCCCAGGGCCGCGCCCGCGATTCCGTGAGCAAGCTCGCTCAGTTCATCAGCCCCTCGGTCGAGGTCAGCGCCGCGACCGGGCGGTTCAAGAAGTTCACCGAGAAGCACCGCTTCTCGATCCCGAACACCGAGCGGGCCGTCGGCGGCGCCGCGGTGCAGCTCGTGTTCACCCGCGAGGACGGCACGTTCAACTGCACGCCGAACGCCCTGGACGCCCCGGTGGACGTCTCGGCCGGGTCGGCCGAGGACGCCCAGGCGGAACTGAAGGATGCCGCCGATGAGATTTCGGCGGTGGCCGCCCTGTCCCATGAGAAAAAGGTGATCGACCTGGCCCTTTCCGGGCTGACGAACACCGACATCGCGTGGGCTGGCGACTTCGATCCCAAGGCTTTCCTGGACGCGAAGATCGCCGCGCTCATCAAGGCGAGCGGGTTCGGCGGGAATCTGTCGGTCCGCGTCGTGTTCGGCGCCGGTGCCTGGCTGACCTGGATCAACCACCCGAACATCCGCAAGAACATCATCGTTTCCGGCGGGCGCGGTGCGGCGGTCGGGCTGGCCCTTCCGACCGAGCAGCTCACCTCGGATATGCTGTTCGCCCGGCCCGAGATCAAGACCTGCATGACGGCGCACGATTCCACGCCCCAGGGCGTGACGGCGAATTACGCGTTCCTGCTCGACAAGCAGGTCCTGGTGTTTCTGGCGTCCGACCGGCCCACGCGGCGGGACCCCTCGTTCATGAAGACCTTTCGCCTGCGCGGCCGGTGGATGGTTCCCGGGATGTATCAGTCCCCGGACGCTCGCCAGGAAGTGGCGAAGATGGATTGGTCCGAGGACGTCCAGATCGCGAATAGCGCGGCGGCGAAGCTGTTCACCGTCACCAACGCGACGGCGATCGCCTAAGTTACAAAACGCCCGCCCGCCTGTTAAAGGCGGGGCGGGCTTTGACGGAGGATGGGTCATGTTCAAGAAGATTCTGACGGTCGCGGCGATTCTCGCCGTCCTCGCGGTGCTGGTTCCCACGGTGCAGGCGCAGGGCATTTATACGCGGGCCGATGGCACCGCGGTCCTGAATTCCGGCTCCGGGGTTTACACGAACTCGCGGACCTATGAGCCGCTGGAGCTGAAGCGGATCTGGGTCTATGGCTCGGCCGCGACGAACAACGTGGTCACGGTTACGCGGGTTGATGCCGGCGGCGCGATCACCCAGTCTGTCGGCTCGGTTGCGACCGGCACCCTGTTGACTGGTAACACCGCGACGTTCACGGCGGGCTATCTGTATCCTGGGGACTGGCTGGTGTTCTCTTCGTCTCTCAGTACCGGTTACACCTTCCGCGTCGAATCCGAAGTGCAGCGATAAAGCGACAACTCCCGGCTAGGCCCGGCCCGCGAGGGTCGGGCCTTTTTGTTTTCCAAGGAGATGAAAATGGAATGGACCACTCTCAACGCCGAGCGACTGCTGCTCGATTTTCCGACCGACTTGCTGGCGCTGTACAATACCTGGATCATCGACCACCCCGACAAGGCCGGGCGGCTCGCCCAGGTAACGGCTGAGACGGTGGCCAGGGTCCGCGATGCGATTTCCTCGCGTCCCGTGAATGTGTTGGACCCGGATCCCGATGCGATTCCGGTTTCCGCCGTCCAGGCGGCTGAGACCCTGGTTTACGGTGGGCTCGCTATGGAGATGGGAATTGATGTCACCTCGGAGGCCAATCAGATGATGACGCGCGCGGATCTGTTTGTCCGTCAAATCGCTTACGGCCACTACAGGACCGAGAGCGGGGCCGCTGAGGCCGTCAAGCCGACGTACCAGGTTCCGGTGCCCGTGGCCGGCGGACGGGCCCTGCCGGCCGTCCTGGGGCTGCTGGTGCTGTTCTGGGCTGGCACGGCTTCGGCCGGGTGGGTCAAGTCCGGCTGGCTCGGTGGTGGCGGCAACGTGGTTCTGCCTGACGGAACGACGATCACGAACATTGACGCGGTCTCGCTTCAGGGGATCGGTGCAACCGGCTTCGTGCGGAACGTGTCCTCGTCGGTCGGCTCGAATCACTTGGCGACCGGCGCCGTGTCGGCGCGGTCGCTGGCTCCGGCGCTGCGGTATGTGTCGGGGTTCTCGAATGACCTCGGGTTGATTTCGGCTTCGGATTCGACCTCGCTTGCGACCGTTGTTGCTGGCGAAGTTGTGGGGGCTCATGATGCTGATGCGGTCGCTCATGGCGGATTGATTGCTTCGGCGCTCCAGGCTGAGAATGACACCCTGAATGATGTTGTTCAGCGTGGTAGCGAGACAGAGTCTTCTGTGTCTCTTGGTGGTGTTGCTGTTGATGTGAACCACTTCCGGACCAATGTGTATGGTGGTTCTTTGGTTCTTCTTGGCCCTCGCGTTCAGGCCGGTGAGGGCTCGGATGCTTCAGGCCAGCATAGTTACGCTTTTGGCTATGTGGTGACTGCTGCCGGCGACTATTCGTTCGCCTCTGGATTTGGGACTTTGGCTGCCGGTGATAGCAGTTTTACGGCTGGATATGGTGCTACAGCCTCCAACGCTTCAGCATTCGCCTGGCAGGGTGGCAGTGATCCTGGCGGGATGCATCCCGAAGGCCAGTACGGCAGTCACGGTCCCGGATCGTTCAATATCAATCCGGCAGGTGGGCTCGGCGGGTTATGGGTCGGGGAAGAGTCAATGAGTTCGATTCTTGGCCGCTACCCGACTAACCTTCAAGAAACTTGCGAACGCGGTTCGACTTATATTGGAACGAACCTGGTCGTGTCGATCGGGCGGGAACCGACTGAGGGCGGCACGCTTGGCGTGTCCGAGTACGGAACGGTGATCGTGGCTAAGGCCGAGTCTCGGGTTGCGATCAAGGGCCACGCCACGGTGGATACTGGGGTCTGGGGCATGGCCGATGAATCCCAGGGCGTGCTCGGCACGGCCTACTCGATCGGTGTCCGCGGCGTGGCCACTGACACCTATGGGGTCAAGGGCTCGGCGTTTTTCTATGGCGGTCACTTCACGGCCCAGGATAATGCCTTGTACTGCGAAGCGCTGACCTATCCCGCGACGCCTACCGCCGTCGGGCTGCAGGTGGTCGGCGGGATCAATTTCAACAACGATACGCGGTTCGAGTGGCCCGCGGACCTCACGGTCGAAGTCGGGGCGCTGGAAACTGCGCTGGCCCTGGCCCAGGGGGTTGCGGCCTCGGCTTTGTCGAATTCGATCACGGCGATTAATAACCATTCGAACCTGGTCGTTATACTGAACAACGTGTCGAATCACGTCGATCAGTACGGGTTTATCAACTTGGGTTCAGTCGGCGGGGCCGCTGCTTCTACGAACTTCGGGTTGTGGGCGGCCTCGCCCGACTGGTGCGAGGTGTCCGGCGTCTACACGTCCGGCGCCGCGTGCCTCCCGCTCTCGGCTCCCGTGATGCTGGCGGGCTCCCCGTGGGGTGTGGTGTTCGGCCCGTCGAATGTCCAGCAGCGGGTTAGAATGACCGTGGCGGCTCCTGGTGCGGCGCTGGCCGCCACGGAGGCGATTGTCCGGGCCAGCTGGTGGGTCGGCAATACGGCGAACTCCGTGAGCGTGTGGCCCTCTTGGCAGGCTGGACAGACGAATACCCTCACGGCGGCGGCGACCGGGACCGTCCAGACTGTCGTGTGGACGAACACGGCTGGATCCGGCTCGTGGTTTGCGGATGTGCCGGTCACCGGCGACGGAACGAGCGGGTTCACGGCTCTCCCGAAACTGGAGGTCGTATGGCGCTGAAACTTGTTCTGATCCTGGCGGCCTCGGCGGCGTTCGCTTCTGCTCCTACTCCCAAGATGGAAGTGAGCGGCCGCGTCGGCAAGGTCGTCAACACCATCGACGGGCGGCTCGCGGGCTCGTCTGACTGGAAGGCGGTCGGCGGGATGATCTGTTCGACCGGCCAGTGGGCCGAGTTGTCGTTCAGGCCGGGGATCGCCTGCCGTGTGGCGGGGTTTGAGGTTGTGTTGCGAACTGACGTGGTCGGATCGGTCAAGGTTCCGTATGGACTGGCGATTCCAAATCCCGATTATTCGATTACCACCTCGAACTATCGCACGGCATCAACGACAAACTGGTTTGAGGAGATGTCGCCTGCTTTTTTGGTTACGGAGGGAGTTTCAGATTACTCAGAAGGCGCGAGTATTCTTCATAGCAACTCCTTCTCAAATCAGTGGACGCATTTCGTCTTCGCTTATGACGCTGGGGTCACGAATGGACAATGGAAGATGTGGCGGAACGGGGTTTTAATAGCTCAGAAATCGTCAACAAAAAACACGGCTCGCGTATGGAGTCCGGACGGCGTCTGTCGGTTCAGTTTCTGCAACGGGTTTACGGTTAATTCAAAAGCCCAGGTTGCATACTTCAAGCCTTTTATCGCCATCCGCGAAATTCAGCCCGATGACGTGTATCGCATGTGGGCCGAGTGGCAGGCCCGAAGGATTTACTACCCGTGATGTGTGGAGCGAAACAGATAGCGGTTGGACCGACCGGCGTGGGTGCGTCGGTCGGTTTTGTCGTGGGCCCTGGCGCCGCTGTACCTACGGCGTCCGGTCTTAATTGCGGTAGCTCCTGTTTTAAAGGAGGCGGTATGAAGATGGTTTTCAGGTTGCTGGTGTTCGTGTTGTTGGTCGGGGCCCGCTTGGTGGGCGCCCAGGTCCCGGCTGCTGGGATGATCGCCGGCGGCGCATTCGCGCGCCCGGCGATCGCGCAGGGCCCTGACGGTTCGGTGTTCGTGGCTGCCGAGGGGGATCGGATGGGATCCGTTCACCTGTTCAAGTCCGGCGCCGGCGCGGCGTGGTCCGGTGGGGTTGTCCTGGCGTCGAAGCGGGGCGGCTTTGTCGACGCCGGCCGGGTTTACGTTCCCGACCTGGTGGTGGATCCGGACGGATGGGCGTTCGTGTCGGCTCGGGCCGGTCCGAAAGAGTGGGGAACGATGCACGGGCCGGTGGTGGCCGTCAGGAGCCCGAGCGGGGTCGTGTCGACTCGGTTTCTTGGGAGCAAGGCTTACCCTGGCGCCGCGCGCTTGGCGCGGGATCCGGCGCGGGCCGGTCCGGTGCTGCTTTCGAAGGATGGGAACTGGTGGGAGCTGACCAGGGCCGCCGGCACGGCGGCCTCGGGCTGGTTCAACTCGGGGGGGACTGGGGAAAAGTATGCTTTTCAGGTGTCCGGGTCCACCTGGTGGACCGCGATCAACGGCTGTCGGGTGGATCCGTCCTCGGTGTCGATCGGTGGGCGCCGGATCGTGTGGGCTGATTACGGGGTTTATGGCCGGTGGTACGGCTCGGACCTCTGCTATGTCTCCCTCTGCGTGGTCGGTCAGGTCGGGTACGTCGCGGCGACGATGGGCGGCCGGGTCCGGCTGCAGGTGGTTAAGAATGGGGTCTGCCGGTATCCGATTACGAATCTCGGGGACCTGGGGCCCGGGACGCTTGAGGATCGTTGTCCTCCTCGGCTGCTCAAGGTCCCAGGCGGGCCTGTGGCCGTCTGGGCGTTCGGTGGGGCCGTTCTGGCGGTCCGGGTCAAGGATTGTCTGGCGGGACGGGCGAAGCCGGTCCAGGTGGCTGTGGGGGCCTTTCCGGCGGTGTGCCTCCTGGCAGACGGCCGGATAGGGTTGGTGACTGTCCGGAGGGATGGGCTGTACTATGCCGCGATCGCGGCGCCATAAGGGAGGGCGGGGCTATGGGCTTGAGGGAAACGATCGAGAACGAGGCTGTAAAGCGGTGGGCGTCCGAGGCCCAGGAGACGGCCGATCACCTGGACACTGAATCCCCGCTCGGGACCTGTGCGGACCATGCGTGGATCCGGAAGGGCGTCAAGCTGTCGCTCCGGCTGCTGGTCTGCCTCCTGGCGGAGTCGCAGAGCCCGCGGCGCCAGGCGATCATGAACGCCGGAACGACGGCCGTGGTGGTCACGGTGATCGAGGTGATTCGGTCGGTTCTCACGGCGCGCGGGGATGAGCCGGCCGCGGAGCTGCTCGGGGCGGTCACGGCCAGGCTGCGGGGTGGCGAATGAATCCGGATCTCACGGGACGGTTCGAGAATTGGCGGGAGAACGACGGCTATCGGCTCACGCTCCAGGATCACAAGCCGCGGTGGTGGGGCGGGACGCAGGAGGTTTGGCTGTTCGGGTTGATCGAGTCTCATCCGCTGCAGTTCGTCCAGGAGGACGGGACTGTTATCCGGCCTCCGGCCATGATGCTGACGGATGGGATGTCCTCCCCTATCTTCTCTCACCGGTGGCTGAGTCCCTTCCGGTTCCTGGGTGCCTTTTTTCATGACGGGGGCTATCGGGATCGCGGGTTGCGGATCCGCCCGGCCGGGGAGAAGTATTTCCGGTTCGTTCCGATGTCCCGCTGGGACCTGGACCGGCTTTTGCGGACGATGGCCAGGGTTGACCCGATCCGGCCCTGCGGGCGGTTCAAGGCGGGCTCTGTCCGGCTCGGGCTGATCCTGGGCGGCTGGTGGGCCTGGCGCCGCAAGGGTTCCGTCGCCGTCAAGGCGGCCGTGGCCGGCGCCTTGGCGGCGGTCCTGGCGGGGTTTCCGGTCGGGTGCGTGGTGGTCCGGGACGTTCCCCCGGGCTCCTCGGTCACGGTTCACCAGTCGGTCTTGCCCTGGCGGTCAGTGGTGGCCGAGGGGGCGACGAACATCTCGAACCATGTCGAGGGCGGCGGCCAGCCCAAGGTGGCGGTCAAGTAGGGCTTGGCGGGTAACTGAAAAGGACCGCTGGAAGGAATTCCGGCGGTCCTTTTGCTTTTCAGGCGGGGCTGGCGGGGTCTGGCTGGGCGGCTGGGGTGGCTCCGGCCCGGTTCCCCTGTCACGGGAGGGTGTAAACACCGGAACGCCTCAGACGGGCAGCCAGGGGCCTTGCTGGGGCTTGTGGCGGGGTTGAAATGTGGGTCAGAGGGTCTTGGATGACACCGGACAGCCCGCACCGGGGCTGTCCGGCGATTTTTTTTGGCCAGCCAGGGGGGACAGGAGGGCCGCGAGGGCGGCGGGGGTCATTCGGACCGTGCGGGGCTTGCGGCGGGCGCTCGGGGTCGTGGGGCGGGTCTGGGTGCTGCTCTGGCCGGTCCGGATCGAGTCCAGGAGGGCGCGGGCGGCTCGGGTGGTGGGTTGGTTCATGGGGCGGGCTCCTGTCGGGGGTTGCGGGAAAAAAAAGCCCCCGCCTGGGGCGCGGGGGCTGGGGGTTCGGGTTGGCTATTCCTCGCCGTCCTCCTCTTCCGGGGATTCGTCCTCGTCCTGGTGGTGTTCCGAGTACTTGAATCCGTTTTCTCCCAGGGGGCCCGGGGTCGTGTAGGCGGTCATATCGCGGTTGGATCCGTCGGCCAGGGTGAGGCTGAACGGGTCGATGTAGTGGGCCGCCTGGAGGCGCTTTGACATCGGCACGGCTTCGATGGCCTTCTCGCGGAGTTCCGCGAAGATGTCCCAGTCGAACAAGGCGGCGATCCGGAGGACCTCGCTCCATGCTTCGGCGGCGTCGGCCAGCGTCCGGACGTGCAACCCCGAGTGCAGGACGGGTATGATTTCGGACAACCAGCGTTCGCGGGCGCTGGTCGCGGTGTCCTCCTGGTACTGCCTCCAGCTCCTGGGCTCGCGGGAGTTCTGGCGGGAGCACGTTCCAAAGGCCATAACCACGGACAGGATTTTCTTGGGTGCCCAGGTGGCGAAGTTCTCGGCGGGGATCGGGCTTTCACCTCGCAGCAGGGGGCGGAAGGCGTCAACCATCCATGCTTTCCGCTTGTTCACCAGGTCGGCGATCCGGTCCAGGTCGGTCTTTTCCGGCTTGGGTCCGGCTTCCACGGCTTCCGGCTTCTTCGTCTCCAGGGAGACCATTTCGACCAGCTTCCCCTCCCCCGGCCCGTAAACGATCAGGCCATAAACGCAAGCCTCGGGCGGGTCGTCTTTCTTGAGGGCGCGGTATTTCGCCTGGTAAGGGCTCACGGCGTCTTTCCGGAACTCGGGGACTGAGTCCATGCCCGAGTTGTATTCCGTCCGGACTTCAACCAGGTTCGGGTGGTCCTGCATGGCGCGGATGCGGCGGGCTCCGAGTTCGATTTCGTGCTTCTGCTTCCAGCACTTGCCGTCGAGGCACTTGATCTTTTTCGGGTTGGCCGTCTCGGTGTCCTCAAAAAGCAAGTTGATCCGGTCGCTTCGCTTCTGGCAGCCCGCGCAATCGGCCTTGTTGAAGATGGCCTTCGCGAGCAGGTGACGGGTTTCCTCGACCTTCTGGATGATCTCGTTCGAGCGGTTGCCGTTCCACGTCCAGGAGGGCCATTCCTTGAGCGCTTCGGCCTGGTCCTCGGGGCTCATGGTGGCGAGGGCCAGGGCGGTCTCCAGGGAAAGCTCGTTGTCCTCAATCCTGGTTTTCATGCCAGCGGCCAGGTTGGCAAGGCTGGCGCGGCGGTCGGTCCAACTCGGGCTTTTGCCGAGTTCGGCGGCGATCTGGCCGATCGGGCGCCCGAGGCGGACCAGCCGGTCCACGCCGTCGGCTTCCTCGAACAAGGTCAGGTCTTTACGCTGGAGGTTCTCCAGGACGGTCGCTTGCATGGCTTCGGCGTCCGTCATGTCGCGGACTATGCACAAGATGGATTCGGCTCCCAGGCGCTGGTGAGCGGCGAAGCGACGCGCACCGGCGCGGACCTGATAGCGGCCGTCCGGCATGGGCCTGACGAGGATGGGCTGAAGTAGGCCGGTCTTGGCGATGGATTCGGCCAGCTCGGCCAGGGCGGGGTCGTTCGGGTCCATCTGGCGGGGGTTGTCGGGGTTCGTGTCGATCTGGTGCAAGGGGATCTGGCGAGCCTCCACTTTCACGTCCACCATGTCGGCGGCGTCCTGGGGGGCGGTCTCGGTCTTCGGGGTCTTGGCCTTGCGGGTCTGCTTCTTCATGGTCTGCTTCCTTGGTTCGGTGTTTAACACCTTCGGTTGTTCGGGTGTTTACACCATTGTCTGAGTCTGAGTCAATCTGATTAACTTTGATTAAGAATTGAAGAGAAGGATGAAACCGGGGTTCTGCTCGGCGTAGAGGCGGCGCTCGCGCTGGTTCACCAGGGCGCGGGCTCGCTTCGCGGTTTGAAGGGCGCGTTCGGCGGCGCGGCGGGCTTCGTGCCTCTGCTGCGGGTCGTCTCCAGGGCGGTTATCTCTCAGTGCGGCGCGGTGGGCGTCAATCGCTCTGTCGAGCTGGGCGCGGGCTTGCTGGGCGGTCTGTTCGGTTGCGTTCATGATGAGGGCCTTTCTGGAAAGACGAACCCTGTTTTCAGGGTTCGTCCGGTTTTTCTATCCGACTTTCGCGACAACTGAGGCGGGGGCGGTTCCGGCTTTCACACTGGCATTCATGCGGTGGGCGTAGTCTCTCCCTTTCGGGGTCAACCGGATCAGGTTTCCTTCAATCGTGATAACCTGGATATGCAGCATGACACGTTTAATCATGTTCCATTCTTCCATGCCTCCGGCGGCAAGGTAGGCCATCGACTCGGGGAAGATGTCGGGCTCGGTCTCGGCGGCGGTCATGAGGATTGATGCGACATAGGGGAGTATCTGTGCGGCGGTCATTGGTGGGGCTCCTTGTTCAGGCTTCAACGGTTTCGGGCAAAGAGTGGTGGACTCCAGGCTTGCCATAACTGCGCTCGGCTTCTTCCTGGCCTTCCTTTGATGCGATCCACTGGAAGCATTTTGGGCATACGCCCCATCCGGTATCACGGTTCCACCATTGGCGGCCCTTTGTGGTCTCTCCACAACATGCACATTGGAGCGAGCGGGGGCGTTCCAGTTTCTTCGGCTCGGAGGCAATCAGGGCCTCGGCTTCGGCCTTCAAGGTTTCGTACACCTTCGGCCCTATTTCGCGCTGGGCGGTAAAGTGCCTATCTCCGATCCGGATATAATGGGCGGTGATGCTGCCCGTTGTGTATTCCATCATTCGGAAGGCTTCCCAGCCTTTTTTACGCTTCCAGCATTGCGGCGGGAGCACGTTCAACATTTCATCGAATCGGGCGCGGGTGATGGCTTCCAGCGGGTGGCAGTAGTCCGCGACTTCGCGCGCGCGGGATCGTTCCAGGGCTTCGGCAAAGGGGATCACGATGTAATCTTTCCCAGGATGGGCGGCGTTCAGTTCCTCCAGCGACTCATTCCCCCAGCACGTTCGGCCATTGGCCAGGGCGAAGGAGTAGATTCGGCCCTCGGTTTGGCTGTAAATGGTGGCGGTGTCGTCGTTCACGACGGCTTGCCCTTCGGCGTTCGGGATCATGGGCTTTGTTTCGGTGGTCACGGTCTGTTCTCCTGGGGGCGGGTCGCGTGGTGCGACCTCGCCCCTTGTTGCGGGTTTAGAACGGGATCGAATCGGCGTTGACTTCGGCGGGTTTCACGATGGCGGGGCGGCGCGGTTGAATAGGTCCGACAAAGGGCACCTTCGGGCCCATGCTCGCGACCAGGGCGCGGGCTCGTTCCACCTGGGCGGCGGGGATTCTCCAGGCATAAGCGGCCTTGTCCCATTCGCCCCCCATGCGGCGCAGTTCCAGGCGGCAAGGGTAGGTATTCCCGCGAACAAGCTCGAATCCTTCGGCCTGGGCGGTGGCGGTGGTCTCGGCTGCCGGTGTGCGGATGTCCACGGGCGCGGCGGTGGGGGTGGCGGTCGTTTCGGGCATGGTCGGCGTGGCTTTCTTGGTGCGGGGCTTGCGGGTCTTTTTGGTTTCGGTCGTGGTGGTGGTCTGGTCGTTCATGGTCTGGGTTCCTTGGGTTGTGGTTGGTTAGTTGGCGGAAAACAGGGACGAGGGGCGGGACGTGAGGCCCAAATTGACAAGGGCGGCGATTGCTGCGGTGCGGTTGGATTCGCGGACCTGCTCGGCGTCTTCGTCAACGAGGATCCAAACCGACTGCTCGGTTGCATCGGTGAAATACTGGTAATTGTCCACAAACTGCTGGCCAGCGGCGCGGCTGGTGTCGTAGAGGCTGAAACCGTATTTGCTTTCAACGATCTCGAAACGATTCACACGTCCCACACGCCCGACATAATCACGCCCCCCGCGACTCCAGATCACGCTGTAAGAACCCTTTGCTGTGTCGGTGGTGGGGGTGTACTTTTTTTCGAGGGTGGAGGCGCTCATGTTTTTCTGGTCCTTTGTTGTGGTGAGTGACTTTTTCATTTTTTCGAACCTTTCGCCTTAGCCGTATGGAGCCGGGTGTATGAGTTTCGAATAACAACACCCGGTTCCGTGCGGCTGAGGAGAAAGGGGCGTCTTCAAAAAATGATAAAAGGCACGCGGGCCTCAACCAGAACAAAGGGCCATAGAAACAACATAGAGCGCCCCACAACGAAGAAAAAGGGCAGAGCCAGCTTCGCTGGCGCAAACCAATTCCCCCAGCCGCCGGACGATCGCGCCAGCGTATCGGCAAGGCGGCGCCCTGGGCGAGCGGATCCGGACGGGCCGGCCGCCGAAAACCGACAGACGGACGGCGTTTCTTTCCGCTGGGCCCGAACCTGAGCGGGGGGAGTCGGCGGGCGTATTCAGTTTCGGGGTCAAGGTGGAGGCCGAAGGCACTACCTTGACGCTGAAACGAGCCCGCCTATGTCTGACCCCCGCTCAGGGGTTGGCGGGACCAGGCCGGATGGTGAATTCCAAGCGGGTGAGTCAGACGAGCCGGTCTGATGAGTCAAGGAGGAACGGACCTACCGGACCGTAGTTCCTTGACTCAAAGACCGGTGAGGCTATGTCCGAACCCGCGTCGGAAGATCCTGACGGCCCCCGCCAATCGGGTCCACCGGAAAACCAGCCGTCCGTCGTTTCGGTTTTCCAGGCCGATAGACCGGCCGGTCCGTGAGAACAGGCTGAACTCTGGATCCGAGGGACCGGAAGCTGGGCGGTCCGGCGCCGGCATCCGATCGCGGCCCCAAGCGGGACCGAACCTGAGAGGCCCGCGACGGCCGCGATTGGATTCCGGCAACGGTCCGCGGAAGGAAGCGGGGCCGGGAGAGTCTGTGACGGATGAGCGATGAGGCCTCGGGCGCGGAGCAGCGCGGGCCCTGACGCGCGCGACTCGCCCGAAAGGCCGAGTGCGAAGAGGGAGCAGTCTCGATCGGCGGGGTATTGGTCGGTCGGGGCGAGGTGTCCTCGCCCGGGGGAGGGAGTGGCCGAGATCGCCCTGGAGGCGCCGGGCGCCGGTCTCGAAGGTTTCAGAGAGTCCGGCAGGCGCCGGTCCGAGGCCGGTCGGCTTCCGTCCGGACCGGACCAGGGAAGCTCGGACCGGGGAGGGGCTTCCCCTCCCCCGCGGTCATCGAAGCGAACGGCCCAAACGGGGCACCGCAAAACCGGACTGACGAACACCCGAGAACGGAACCCAGAGAGGCCTGGTCGGTGGCTGGGAAAAGTCACGGCGCTTATACGAAGCCAGCGCGAGGGCAATTACCCAGTCATCGTGGAAACCGTCCGGCGCGGAGTAGGTGAGCGTTCCCTTTTCAGTAATCGACCATTCGAAGCGGTTCAACTCGTCAACGACGTCGGACCAGTCACGCGGCATTGAAATATCGCGCTGCTCAATCGAAACCTGAAGACGCTGAATCAAGTCAGTCTTGGACGCCGATGTAAGGTGAATCGGAACGATCTCGGAGAGCTGAGAAACGAGAGAGTCATAAACGACGTCACCGATACCCGTCGAGTCCATTACGAGAACGGCTTTATGCTTGCGAACGAAGCGGACAATTCGTTCGATCTGGATAGGCCAGTTCAACTGATTCCAGCCGGCGCGATCGACACAAGCGCCCGATCGCGCGTCGAGCGCGATCAGGCGCGTGAAGTCGGTATGTTTCGCCAGGTCTAAACCAACAAGGATGCGCCCGGAGGGCGCTTTCGTGTCGGCTGTTAAAATCTGATCGACGCCGCTGAACACTCCGGCGCCGTCGTCCAGGAAGTCGGCTTCGTACTCCTGACGGAAGATGTCGGCCGGCATATTTTGCCGAGCCGATTCCCATTCCTCCTTCGGGAAATACGGGTTGTCGATCGACCGGTATTGGAATGAGGCGTATTCGCCTGACGTTCCGGGATCCGGGTTCTTTACACCTCGGGTCCAGTTGTCATAAAACCAGTTCTTCGACCTCGGAGTTGAAATATGGATCGACCATCCCATATTGCCGCCGGTTATCAGGGTCGGGCGGATCTGCTGATTCCAGACTTTTCCCGGGATCTGGGCTGCCTCGTCCAGGACCAGGCCGAGGAAACCGAACGAGGGAATTGAGTCGGGATGATCGGCCGAGAGAAACCAGATCCGGGCCGGACCGTTCGGCCCGTTGAAGTCTGCGACCTGGGGGGAGTCGCCTTTGAGTTTCACCAGGTCGCCGGCGATGGTCTTGAGCGCCTCGGCTCCGCGGGAGGCCGTCAGGTAGCGCGGCGCTATCCAGCCATATTCGCCGGGACGTTGCGCGGCGCAATCGATAAGCTCGGCGGCTCCGAGTAGGGTTTTCCCGAAGCGTCGCCCGCAGCAGACGCTTCGGAAGCGGTAGCCTCTAGCGTGGTGGACACGTCTTTGGGATTCGTGGGGAACGTAGTCAAGAGTGAAGCCCACTGCATACCTCCGGATCCGGGTTCGAGCGTCAATTTCGCTTCCTTCGGGAGCAAGGGAACGATGAAGGTGAGGAAGAACAAGGCCGGATTCTTGTCGAAGCGCTCCTGGAACGACTTCTTCAGCTTGCGCTTGTTGTCGGCCGTGGCAAGTATCCCGTCGAGGGTGGCTAGGGCCAGGGCGCGTCCGTTTCCTCGGATGCCTTTGGGGTTCAGGACCTGCCCGGGTTTGACCTGGTACTGCTTGAGATGGTCTAAATTTCTCGGAACTGGCGAGGGGGCGTGGCTCATGCGCGCGGATATACCGCTCGCGCTCCCGTTCCGTCAATCCGGCGCGTGGTTACGATACGGCCGGCACTCCCCCTTTACTCCCCCTTTCACGGTGTAAACACCGGAAAGGACGGCAAGGAACGGAAAGGCGCAAAAACAGGGCTATACCCGTCTGTATTGGTCAAAACCTTCCGCGCCGGGTCATCCAGGCGCGGGTTCGGCTCGCGAATTCGCATTGTGGATCTGAATGTCGCGGGTTCGAATCCCGTCACGCACCCCAATATAAACGACAATTCCAGCCGGTTCCGTGAAACAGGCCTCCCCTTTCGCTCCCCCTTTCGGCCTTGAGTTCATCGGATGGGAATGGTAAGGAACGGAAGGAACCAACAAAGCGGGGTTTTATGAAACCAGTCAGCGGGAGCGTGATTCAAACCCGGTCCGGCCGGTTCGTTTGCCGGTGGAAGCGCCATCGGCGCTGCTTCTCCAAGGTCCTCGCCAATCCCGACGGCTCGCCCTGCGAGTCGGCGGAGCAGGCCGAACACGCTCGAGCGGCGCTCATGGCGCCGTTTTCCCTGGAACATGAGGCCGATACTCTCGCGCTGCTGGCGGCACGGGTCTCAGTCTCGAGGGCCGGCGCGGTGGCTGCGGCGCCCGGGCTGCAGGTCGGGTCTGCTTGGGAATCCTTCGCCCGGTCCCCAGCTCGGCCGGACTGCGGGCCAGGCACCCTGAACGAGTACCGGACTCACTTCGCCCAGTGGGAGGCCTGGCATTCCGGGAAGTACCCGGCGGCGCTCGCGCTGCGGGATGTCACGGGCCCGATGGCGGAGAGTTATGCCGTCGCGCTGGGCGCGCGCGGCATCTCTCCGAACACGTTCAACAAAAACGTTCGGACCCTCGCTCTGGTGTTTCGGACGCTCGAGCTCGAGTTCAACCCGTGGCTGCGGATCCGGCGGCGTCGGCATGAGACCGCCTCCAGGCGGGAACTGACGATCGACGAACTCCGGCTCGTCTGCGGGTCCGCGGCGGGCTCGATCCGGACGCTTCTCGCAATCGGGATGTACACGGGGCTGCGCCTGGGCGACGCCTCGACGCTCCGTTGGGCGGAGGTCGATCTCACCGCCGGGATCATCCGGCGGATCCCGAACAAGACGGCCCGGCGAAAATCTGAGCCGGTGCGGATCCCGATTCATCCGGCGCTCGCTGGCGTCATGGCCACTCTCCCCCGCCACGGGGAGCACGTCACACCGGATCTGGCCCGCGACTACGCCCGGGGTCCGGCGTTCGTCTCCCGCCCGGTCCAGGCCCACTTCCAAGCCTGCGGGATCACCACCACCCGCGCCACGGTTCCCGGCGCGAAGCGGGTCCGGGCGGTCGTGGACGTCGGGTTCCACTCCCTCCGGCACTCGTTCGTCTCGCTCTGCCGGGCGGCTCACGCTCCGCTCTCGATCGTGGAGGCGATCGTGGGCCACTCCTCCCCCGCCATGACCCAGCACTACACCCACACGTCCGACACCGCCGCGTCGGCCGCGGTGGCGCTCTTGCCAGGGCTCACCGCCGAGCCGGCCCGGGCCCCGGTGAACCTGCGGGCGCTCGTCCAGCGCATGACCGCCCGGAACTGGCGCAAGGTCCGCACCGTGCTCCTGGAAAACCTGAAAACTTGACAGACCGCACTCCGCCGGTATAATCGGGCCTCTCAAGCCCGTACGGACCGTACAGACCGTACAGATTGTACAAGTTGTTCAGATCTGTAAGACCGTACAGGTCTGTAAGGGAGTAAGGGAGTAACAGACCGTACAGATCTGTAAGGCCCGTACAGGGAGTGAGGGGTGAGGAAAGACCTTCAGGTCTTTCCGATAACCCCTCACGTACACCCTGTACAAGGGTGAACCCCATACCCGAAAGAGACCGATGCCCGTAAAGGCCCCTGGGAGGCTCTAGGAGGCGTTCTGACCCTCGCCGGTGTAAACACCGCGGGTCAGGGGCTCAGACTGCCGTGGCGAGGCCGCCAGGTTCGTCGCCGGTCTCCCTGAAAGGGGCCGCTCTTGACGGGTGGAGGGCATAACCGAGACGCGCCCGGATGGATGGAGGGGGTCCAAGGGGGCCGGTTGAGGGTCGGGGTTGGGGTCGGTGGGGCCGGGTTTCGTCCGGAACGGAGCCCCCAGGGGGGGGTATCAACTTGCCGGCGAGCGGGGTCGCCCCCCCGCTCCCGGCAACCCCTCCCCTGGTTGGGCGTTCGGCGGGTAGGAATGGGGCGGGGGCCCCCATTCCTCCACTCCCGCCGACCGTTCCGGACCGGCAGCCCCCACTATGGGGGCGTTGACCCGTCCTCGGGGCGCCGGAAGGGGGTCCGGCGTGAGCCGGCCTTGAGCTCCCACTCTTCGGCAACCGGGGTAACCCGTATTCGGGCGGGCGCCCATTGGGGACCCGAGTCCTGAGGGTCCGCGCCCGTGGACCTCCCCCGTCCGGAAGTCGCTTCGACTGAACGGACTCCGATGGGTTTCCCCCTTGAATGGGTTCGGGTGTGGTGGGGGTCGCCTCGGAAGAGGGATTTTTAAGGGGGAAACCAAGGCGGGGGAGGCTATTGCCCGGTTGCCTCTTGGTGGGAGCGCTCTTGCGGTCCCGTCCTCGGGCCGCGCCATACGAGGGGTGGTCTGGCGGGGGCATCGTAAGCCCCTGCCAGGCTGGAGTGCCGAGGAGCAAGGCTCCTTGGCGCTGGGGGTACGGGGGAGCAAGGCTCCCCTGCCCTACCGAGGCCCGCCGCGGGCCGAGGGGCATCGCGGGCGCGTCCGAGCATCGAGGGGGCGCGGTCTGTATTCCGAGCGACGGTCCCGGAGTGGCCGTATTCGGCACTCGCGGGTCCGGAGTGAGGCTGAGGGTGTCCGCCTCGGCTCCGGATCGGGAATCACTCGGAACGGGGTAGGGGCCCCCGTGGAGGGTGATTCAGGCGGGGTAGGGCCCCCGCCGGTCCGATCCGGCGAAGCGGGGTAGGGCCCCCGCTTCGTCTTCGGCCGGGGTGGGGCACCCGGCTCTCTTCGGACGGGGGTAGGGCCCCCCGTCCGTCTGAGGCGCGGGGTAGGGCCCCCGCGCCGTGCCTTGGCGGTTCAATGTCATCTTGGCTGCTTCTGTGTCGAGAGGGGAGGAGCGAAGCCTTGCGGGCTCCGGACCCTCTCAGGATCCAATCTTCGCCTGTAGTCCTCTTCGGATTGTTTTTCGGTCGAGGAGGCGGTTAGGCTTCCGTTCGCCGATCTCGGCCGTCCTGGGTTTCGCCTGTAGCATTCCGGGCCTGTAGTCTTCTGGGCTGTTGGTAGCGTCGAGGCCGGTTCGGCCGTATTCGAGTGAACCGGTGTCGTCGCTCGGGTCTGTATCGAGCGAGGAGGCCCGCAGTCTTGCGAGGGCCGGACTTGCTCAGGATCTGGACTGGACGTAGTCCTCTCGGGGGGAGCGGGGGACATGAAGTGTCCAGTCCGCCCCAGGGGACTCGCTCCGCGGTGCTTTGACCGTTGGAGCGTGGCGGTCCCTGGGGTGGACCGAGGCCCCCGAAGGGGGTGAGCCGGTGTTCAGAAAGACCGTGGGCGCGCGAAGCAAGCCCGCGGGCGGCATCGTGGTTGTATGCGAGCCCGCTTCGGGCGAGCGGTCCAACTGGTGCGGATGGGTTGTATCCCGCCTTGACTCGGGATCTTCGCCTGGAGGATGATCCGGACAACCAGGGAGCGAGCCATGAGCATGACAGGCAAAGCGGCGGTGTGGGTGATCGGGTTGATCTTGTCGGGGCTGATCGGGTGGTCGGCCTGGCAGGTCGGTCAGGATGCGAGCGAACGGCGCCAGGCGAAAAAGGAAAGAGCCTCGACCTTGCGGGCCGAGGCTCTTGAGCGGGAAGCGGTGGCCAATCGAGACTTGGCCAGATGGTCAAACACTCTTCAGCGGGTTAAAGCGTTACGGTGACTCCCCCTTCCTTTCTCTCTCTTCAGAATTTCGCCTATCGCATATGCCAACATATCCCGCGTCCACTCGGCACTCTTGCGCGTTGCTACAGGCAGCACCGTAAACGTCTGACAGCCTACCGTCAGACACGCCTCATAGCCGCCGTCCCACTTGCGCAGGCGGGTGTACTTTTTGCGGAGGGTGCTCACTTTGAGTTGCCTTTCTTTTCATCGACCCACTCACTCCGCAAATCGCTTACCGTTTCGGCCAGCATCAGCAAGGCCATACGCGGCCGATACATGATGCAAGCCCACAAGAACAGGAACGGAAGTGCGCCGATCAGCCCTATCAGATTGAGCCGCTTCATCCCCGATCCTCTTTCTTCGCCTTCGCCCGCGCCATGTGCGCGTCTGCCGCCTGGTCCGCTTCGGTTCCGCGATCAGACTGCCACCCGTCGCCTCCTTTCATGCACTCAATGCAATACGGGTTTGTCGAACCATCGGTCCCATCATGCTTGCAGTTCCCGCACGTCTCTTTCATGCGCCCTCCACGGGGATGCAGGCGGGATAATCTTTGCAGCGCTCCGTTTCGTCGTGCTCGGCGGCGTGGTATTCGTGACCGCACATCGGATTCCCCTGCATCCTGCGCGGCCTGGCGGGCTCCTTGGCGGGGTTCGCTTGGTCCTCGTACTTGTCAAGGGCGGCTGCCACGGCCAACAAGTCCACTCTGGGGGCCGCAGCCTTGGCGGGCGCGAGCAGGGGGCGCAAGACGGCGAGGATCGGCTCTCGATCTATACGTCCGTAACCGCACGTAGCCCGTTCAATCGCCTCCCCAATCCCCCGCTCCAACTCCTCCACCCGCGCCTGTAGTTCGGTAGGGGTCATGACACACCCGCAAGCGTACGCAGTCCGGTCGCCACGTCGTTCAGTTGATTCGCGCAGTCGGCGAAAGACTGCTCTCCGTAAGCGTCCGCCTCGCCGTTTCTCCTGCGCCGTTCATTCGCCGCTTTCATGGCTTCGATGGTCGCGTTCACGTAATCTTTTTCGGCAACCAGCGCCTCTATTCTTGCGAGCATGTTCAGATCCATCACACGCCGTCCTTTCCGGTTTCCTTCAACACAACACACTCCCCAATCCACGCCTTGCCCCGCAGCTCGTCAACCGTGGACTCGATCAACAGCCCCGGCTTGCCCGTCGATTCAAGGTTGCCCGCCTCGATGATGCGGCCTTTGACGCCGTAGGAGAGACGGGCGCGGAGGGCGGAGAGGGCTGCTTGTAGACACGCGACTTGTTTGGCGTATCGGTTTCCTTTCAGGGCTTGAAAGTCGGCGAGCGCCTCATCCCTCTCCCCTTTGACCTTCTCCAACTCCTCCTTGAGCTTGAGATTTTCAATCCTTAAATGTCCGTTCTCCCGCTCCTCGTTCTCCCACTGCTCGCGGTTGTGATTGCGGTCGGATTCGGCCTTGGAAAGTTCAAGCTCCAGGGTCTCCATTTCGCGCCGCACGTCCTCAAGCCCATAACCGTGAACAGCAGCCAGCGCGAAAAATACCGCATCTGTCCTTGGCGTCTTGCTCATCCGATCCTCTTTCTGTGTTGGGAATCTCGCTCCATGTCGTGTCTCGTCCGGTCGGCGTCCAGTTCCGAGAAACAGCTTTCGGCCAGGTCTTGATCTTTGGCTCGCCAGTTCGGGAGGCGCGACGACTGGCTCCAGGTCGTGATGCACGGCCAGCACGGGGAGAGTGGTCCGGGCCGTGTGGCTGCGTCTATGCAGGTTGAGCATGACACGGCGCCGGGGATCTCCGTGTCGTCGTGTCGGATTGAAGTTCTGCTGGTGGGCGGGTTCATGGTTCCTTTACCGGTTCGTTGATTCACTGAGGCGGCGGATCGCTTCAAGCGAATCCGCTGCCCCCTGCTCCTGGGCCAGGGGGACCTGGCTGTGTTTCTGCTTCGCTACTTCCAGGGCGATCAGTTCGATTTGAATGACTTTGAGTTTCACTGCCAGGGGAAGGTGATACGTTTCCGCTCTGGCCGTTTCGTTCTGTCTCCATTTCCGCCGTGCTTTGGCTTTGATCTTTTTACGGATCTTGTACAGGCGGGTCCGCTCGGCTGCTGCTTTCTTCTGGCAAGCCAGCTTCGGACAGTAGGCGCTCGACCTGGCCGGGACGTAAGGGCTTCCGCACATAAGGCAAAGACGGGATGGCTTCATGTCACTCCGCGCTGTTGAGGAACGAGAGAAACTGGGGGAAGCTCCTGAACAACCCCGTCATGGCTCCGTTGCTGTGTAACTGTACAAGCGTCTTGATCTGTTCGGGTGAGGGCTCTCCTGTTTTGGATTTGAGTTCGACACCGCAAAAGCGGTGCGTGATCGGGTGGGTGAACATCAGGTCGGGCGCTCCCTCTTTTTCCCTGGCTCGCGGGGACAGGTGCAGGAACCAGATGCCGCGCCGGTTTAGTTCTTTCTCGCATAGGTCTTGGAGCGTGCGCTCCAACGGCGAAGCCTCGACCTTGTCGCAGACGTCGGTGATGGCCTGCAGGTCGGCGGCGTCCATCTTGGTGGCGACCGGAGCGGCGGCCGGCCCGAACAGGCTGGGGTTGAGCCGCTTGAACTCTTCGGATGCATGGGGAAACAGGTCGCTCATTCCGTGATGATCTCCCCCGTGGTCAGGTCGAGGTGGATCGGGCCTTTCACCGTGACCCCGACCTGGGCGGCGGCCTTGCGAATCATGGACTTGGCGAGGATGGTTTTGCCTGCTTTCCAGATCGGTTTGATCTTAGCCAGATCGCGCTGCATGATCTTGACGCCCGTTCGGTTCATGCCGCCACCTGGCGCTTTCTGTTGGACGCGGGCAACTCCAGGCCCGACGCCTTGAGGATTTCCGCCAGTGAGATTGTGAACTCGGCCTGACGGTCCAGCATCCCGTTGGCGTTGCACAGGTCGGGTCTGGTGGACTCGGCCAGGTGCTTGAGTTTCGGGCGGTCCAGGTCGGTGAGCTTCGGGTTGCACAGGGCCGCCCAGACCTGGCCGAGCGAGCCGTACCGAATTGTTCGGATGGCCGAGGCTTTCGCCTGCTCGGCCTCGGCCTGATTGCGCCGGCCTGAGTTGGCCCGGTTGCGGCGGATCCAGCTCACGAAGGCGATCACGGTCGCCTTGCCGCCTTCGGTGTGTTTGGAGTCGCAGAGGTTCACCATGGCGCAGTCGAATTCCGATGTGCTCGGGTGCGGCTTGATGGCGGCTCGGGCGAAGTCTTCCCAGGCGCGGGCCGTCTCTTCGCTCAAGGCGCCGAACACGGCGCGGTAGTTTAGCCTCCAGGCGCGGAGCGGGGTCATGGGGCCTCCCCTATCAAGGCCCGCACGTCTGACGCGCGGAAGCCGGGCGCTCGCGTCTGGCCGGGGTACTTGATCCGCTTGAGGATGCCGCGCCTGGCGTAGGCGTCGATCGTGTGAACGTCGCGGCGGAGCAACTGCGCCGCCTCGGCGCGGGTCATTATCGAGTCGGTGGGCTGCTGTTCGCCGCCTGCAACGGCGACGGCGAGCAGGTCTCGCTCGCGGTCGGTCAAGGTGGCATCGTCGGTCATGAGGCTTTGGATGATGGTACGGGTGGAGTCTTTCACGGGCGGTCCTTGGCGAGGTTGTTCCAGAGCTTCGATGCGTGCTGGGCGGTCGGGGCTTTGATCATGATTCCGGTCCCTCTGAACTCCACGCGGTCCTTGAACTCGTGGACGTCCGGGAACTGTCCGCGGATAGGCATGATTTCGATTGAGTGTCCGGCGAGGATCCGTTTGTCCCTGGCGAGGGCGCGGATCAGCTGGTCCATCTCAAAATCGCGGATTGGGCAGGCGAGTAAACAGTCTCGGTCTTCGCACCAGGATTCGCCCTGGTTGGTCATAATGCGGCTATTGCACCAGGGGCAGCGGACGGTGGGCTCGGGGAGCGGTCCGGGCTCGGGCTTGATCGGGTCGGACATTGGCGTCCTCCAGCCGCCGCCGCCCCTCGTGGGCGGTCGGCGGCGCGGTTTATTGGGTTAGAACGGGAGTTTGATCTCCAGCACCTTCGCCATGAGGGCGTTGCACTCGGCGGTGGTGAGATTCTCCTCGGTCTTGTTCGGTGCCACGGCGTCGAGCAGCTCGTACCACTTCGCGTCGCGGTCTTCGTCGGTGAGCCCGACGATGGCGGCCTGTTCGAGCATCTTCTCCCAGACCTGGTCGTGGGTGAAGTCCACGGGGGCGGTCGGGGTCCTGTTCGATGCGGCGCGGGGCTTGGCCTTGGGTTTGGCCGCTGCCGGCGGGGTGTTAACACCCGACGGCGAAGCGGCGGGCGCTGCGGGTGCTACGGTGGCCACCGGCGCGGGACTGGTCACGGGCCCCGTCACGGCGCGGAACTTCGAGGCGAAGCGCTCGCGGAAGTCGTCGCGGGAGAGGCGCCCGCTCTGCGGGGTGTAGCCGGTCCCGTTCGGCGGGTTGATAAATGCGACTCCCCAGGACGGCATCAGTTCGCCCTTGCGGTTCGTCCAGGAGGCGTCTTCGATGACGACGACGACCTGGATGTCCGAGAGCGAGCCGTCGGCGGACTTGTCTTCGAACCAGTAGATGTCATCCCCGTTCCAGGCGAAGGCCTCCTTGAGCTGCTTGATCTTTGATTCGATCGGCTCGCCGCCCTTCTTCGTGACGAAGAACTTGGCGGTGAGCGATTCCTGTTGGTCTGCCGGCCCGGTCATGAGCCAGGTGAATTCGATGTACAGGGCGTTGCTGGCGGTGGTTCCGACCTGGGCCGCGGTGGCGATGGCTCCGATTCTTCCGACTTGCATGGTCTGATCTCTTTCTTGGGTCTGGGGTTGGGTTACTTGGCGAGGTGCTTTTCGAGTTCCGTGACGAGGCGCTCGATGGTGGAGCAGAGGTCAACGACTTCGCGGGCTCCGTCGCAGCCGTCATAGTTGTCGCGGTTTCCTTCCAGGATCCGCTGGGCGACGTCTTTCGTGTCGCTCGTGTTGGTCTTGATGATGTCGAGGTCGGTCTGGTCCATGGTCTCGGTCCTTTCGGTTTCGGGTGCGGGTTGTTGTCAGATCAGGTAACGGGCCCAGACGGCGGCGCCGTTCGACTTCGTGACCTGGAGCGGCTCCAGGCAGGTGCGGGACTTGGCCATGCAGCCTCCGGCCTCCGAGGGCCAGAGGGTGCGGGATCCGGACCGCTTGGCCTTGCCGTCGTCGTCCACGCTGATGTCGTAGCCGATGTACAGGGTGAAGTCGGACCATTCGACCACGCGGTGTCGGATGCTCCCCTTCCCCGAGCCGGGCGCCTGGAGGCGCGGCTCGTAGCGGAGGTAGTTCACGCCGTTCGAGTTCGGGACTTCTGCCGTGCAGACGTGGGCGATCAGGCAGACGTTCCGGCCGGCCTGAAAGTGCCGGTCCAGATCGCCCAGGAGTCCTAGGAACACGTCATAGACGTGCTGGTAGCCCTTTCCGTAACCGTAGTCCTCGATCCGGCGGGCAAGCGAGCCTTTGTCGTCCTTCGGGACGGTGCGGAGCACCTCGCGGACGGCGAATTCCTCGGCCAGCGTGACGGAGTCAATCACGATGGTCTTGATCTGGTCCCAGCCCGGGGCGGCCAGGGCCTTGCGGAGTTCGGCCCAGGTGTTAACACCCTGCACGTTCATGATCGAGCCGGCGAGTCCGGCCTCGTCCAGGGAGGCGTACAGGCTTCCCAGGCTGTTGTCCAGGTCGATGAACCCGACGGGGCCCGGGAGAGCGGCGGCGAGGGTTGACTTGCCGATGCCGCCGGGTCCGTGAATGAGGATCCGCTTGCCGAACGTGCGGGCGATCGGCCCGAACGACACGGCGGGGCTCGTGGCGGGCCCCTGGGCGGGCTGTACGGCCGCCTGAGGCGGGACGGGTGTTCTGGCGGGGGCTGGCCTCGCCGGGGGCCTGACGGGGCGCTGGGCGGGCTGTACGGGGGTTGTGGAGGCTTGAGAAGTGGGCTCAGACATCGGCGGGCTCCTGTTCGGGTTCGGGATTGAGTTCTTGGTGATGGGCGATGGTGTATCCTTCGGGCGGGTTGGCGGGGTCCACGGTCCTGTTTTCCAGGCAGAAACCGGTGTAGGGACATCCGCGGCAGGTCATACCGTTGCAGCTCCGGATCCATGCCGTTTCGCGGGGCAGGTCCGGTTTCGTCTTTTCCTGTTTCCGGAGAAACCGGATCAGGCGGATCGCGCGCAGGCGTTCTTCTCGGAACGCCTGCAGCGTGTCAGACAGGATCGCCACTTCTTTGCGGGCGAAGTAGTAATCGCGGCGGCTCATGACGTCCGCGAAGATCCGGTCCGAGAACTGTTCGACTGATTCCTGCGTTTCCTGAACGATGAACCCGGCGCCGCCGGTGGAGCGCGGCGTCACGCCGTCTTTGAGATAGGCGCGGGATCCGTCCGATTCGTTCATGACGACCTTGAAACCGTTGTCGTCCAGCTTCGGGATCATCTTGCGCTTCAGGAGTGGTTTGCGAACCAGGTCGTACAGGGCCTTTGTCACCGGCGTTTCAAGCAGGCGCGTGGTGGCGTCGGCGTAGTTGAGCAACTGGGGATTGTAGCGTAGGCGCAGCCAATACTGCGAATCCGGGGCGACGGACTCCCCCGTCGTCTTGTGTTCCTTCACGAATGCGGCGGACTGGTCCGCGCTGATGTTGTCGATCTTGCCGGCCGTGGCCCAGCCGGACGTACCAGGAATCCGGTAGTTGAATTGTAGTTCGCTGTGAACCGTGGCCCAGGGATCGGCCGGGCCGTAAACTTCGTAGTAGGCCCGGAGCAGCCCCGCGAAGGTCGCGGCGATGTCCTCGGGTAACTCGTGTACGGACTGGTCGATTCCGATTTGGACTGCGATGTCGAGCGGTTCCCCCTGGGATCGGGCTTCCATAGCGGAGTGCCAGGCTTTTCCGAACGCGAAATAGGATTCATCGCGGATCGGCTGGAGCCCCAGTTCCTCCTGGTAGAAGTATTTCCGGTGGCAGGTTGTCAGGGTGCTTAGGCTCGACGACGTGATCCGCTCGGGTTCAGCTTTCGGCATGGGCGGTTTCCTTGGTTTGGGTGTTAACACCGCTCAACGACGAAACACTCGTCTCCAGTGTGAGTGAAACAAAAGCCGAGAGGCTACGGCCTTCGGCTTTTGCCTGGGCCAGCAGGCGGGCGAACAAATCCTGTTCGACCATCGCCTGGACCTTAATCTTGATGTTTTTTCGGGCCGGACGATTTCCGCTGGGGCCCTTGGTTCGAGGATGCTTTGTGCGTACCATTCTTCAGTCCTTGTTCGAGCATTTTGATGATGACGTCCGAGACGGTGATGCCTTGCTGCTTTGCAATCTTCTTGAGTTCCTCCTTTGTGGTTTCTGTGATCCATGCGGCGACAATGCGTTTATGCTGGGCTCTTTTTCTTGGCATTGGTGGTTCCTTCCGTGCTGCCCTCCCTTTTCCCCCTGCAGGTAGGTGTATACACCTTTGATTAACTCTTAATCAATCTTAATCAGAATTAATCAGTTTTTCTTTTAGCGTCACCCTGCGCCCGGTTGCGTCTGTGCTTTTCGCGGGCATCATGCACGGCTTTAAGGAGTCAGCCATGCTTAA